CTCCTGTGGAGGACTAGCCAACCGGGGGGCTACTACGTTCTTTTGTGCCATTACCCACCCCGCCTGCCATCAGGACGCAAATCGATTCTTGGAGCGCCCATCTGCCACTGTGTACCGAGGGTGTTGGAACTGATCTTCATTGACATCTGCCGTGCCCTGACCCGGATGTTCAACTGCCCGTTGTAGGTGTCTAGGTCAATGGGGTAGGTCTGGGTTGCCGTTACCACGCCTTCTGCGCTGGCGCTGTCTCCACCGACTGACTTAGGATTGTTGTACCCAGAGCCAGAGTTTTGCAAAGGCAGAAGCTGCATGGTCAAGCTAGGCGTTGTCCCGGCAGTGGAGCCATTGAATGTCAAGTCTGGCAGCATCCTCCAGACAAACGCAAAGTTGTGCCCGTCGCCAATGTCAAACTGGGATGAGGTGATGAATGCCGTGATTGGAACGGCGGTGGCTGCTGTGCCGTCATCTACCCCCAGTTCGTGTTGAACAAGGTTGTTGCTGTAAGTTGCTGCAACTGGGTAGTCTTGAAGGCCGCTGTCCAGCCATGCGGTACGGGCCATAGTGCCGTAGTACCAGACATTCTCTACGTAGTTGAAGATTACATAGCTGTCGTTGGTCGTAGAACCGTTTGTGGGGTAAAACCACCATACCTCGTTGAAACCCTCATTGGTGGCTGCATAGACTTGATCAAACTGACCCCGGTCAATGTCGTTGTAGACGTACCTAAGTAAGTCACAGTTGAGCGTTTGTAGCCGTCCGTCGTACTTGTAGAACTTGTCTACGCCCATCCAGTAAATAATCCCTGCTGCCAAAGCCACCGCATTGGGGCCGCAAATAGAGGTGTTGTCCGCCAACAACTGTGACCCCCATACATACGGTGGGCCAAGGTACTGAAGGGAATACAGCGCAGCATCTGTAAACACCACAATCTCTTGCTTGCTTTGGATGGCCGTCACAATGGTAGAGCCGTGAGACAGCGTAATACTACCTGCCTGATTGGTGATTGCGGGTGACCACTCAACCGCGCTTTCTTGATCTGACCAACGAATTAGCAGTGGATTGACTGTAGTTGAACCAATGTCATTTGTCCCAAAACACAACACAAACCGGCTTGCATCAGAGACAAGGAAAAAGATTTGAGACAACGGGACGCTGCTTGCCCCATTTAGCTGTGATACTAATACTCCACGTTGAGATATCTTCTGCGTTCCAGACTGTGAACCGGAGGTGTTAATGAGCGCCCCGGTAGGGGTTGCAGACAGATTGAACGTGGTAGACGATACGTAGCGGGTGTAGTAGGTTGTACCCACCAGCAGACCTGTGGGCAGTGCGCCAGAGGTCTCAAAGACAATGGCAGTTTTATCAGGGAGCGCAATGGTAGCCGTAACAACGCAAGGAGTTGCAATGGTCATGCTAACAGTAGTTGCTTGATAGCCGATACTAGCGTCCCAGTAATACAGAGGCCCGTTCCTTGGGCCATACAGCAAGTCTTCACCAAAGTTAAATTGGTTCCATATCCGAATAGCGTCCGAAGAAGTGGCACTGTTTCCCCAAGTACCAGACCCCCAAGCGCCAGAACCCCAGCCCGACTGCGGCACAGCGTAAGACGGGCCTGTATTGACTTGGTACACAGCGTAAACTGTGCCGCCGCCCGTAGTTGTGGACGTTGCCGCAGATGCAGCGGTGATGGTATATGAGGTGGTACTGGACGTTGTTATCTGGTACTCACCAGAGATGGTTATGCCACCAACGGCTGTTGCACCTGTAAACGTCACGAAGTCGTTGTTAATAAACCCGCCCGTGGCATCCGTGACTGTGACCGTAGTAGACAGGTTGATCGTTGTAAACGGGTTGGTGAGCGTGTGGACAGTCTGGGTAGGGGTGATGTCGTAGTAAGCACCGCCATTGGATATGTAGAACTTAAGATTCGTCCCCACCCCAATCAGATTTTGGAAGCCAAAGGTGACCCAGTTCCACAATGAACGGCAAACGCCTAGAAACGTGTTAGCAGATGTGCGTACCCAGCCGCCTATTTTTTCAGGCGTACCTTGCCGAAACCGGACGTTATCCGACTCGTAGTAGCCGCCTTCATTGGTGTATCTGGTGTTTTCACGATTGACACCGGGAACCAATTTGATTTTTGTCAATGCCATAAATCAATCCTAAGATAGGAACAGAGCGCGTTCGTCGTTTCTGCGCTTGACTAGCCCCGGAAGGATTTTACCCCCGCCCCGTGTAAACTTCAAGAACTCATCAGCCGCTTCCACCTCTCCCCGAAGAACCTTCTGACGGAGGGTTGATCGCTGAACTCCTCCCAAACCAAGGTTAAAGCTAAAGCTGACAAGAGCATCAAACTGACCTTGGGCCAACACCATAGGAAAAAGTTTGGCGACCCCAACCTCAAATCGGATGAGATCAGCACTAAGGATTCCATCTACTTCCCCCATTGAAAACGTACGGTTATCTTTTGGCGCAAGTGGGTAAGCGTCTCTTTGATCCAGTGGTAAACGACCTTGATCGGGGTATAAAACGTGGCCCACGCCCAGAGTCCAGAGCCGCGCTGGGCAACGGTAAGGTTTAAACCTAACACCCTCGTGGTGCTTGATCATGTCTTTGCACCGCTGCGAAACCTTCACTCCTTGCCGCCTTTAAACGCTCTGCCCCCGAAATGAAAGCTGATGATTGACGCAAATATGATCTGGGTGTCAGAGTCCCATAGCTTGGTCAGCAGCACATCAAACGCCACCCCGTGGTTCCAAGCGTAAACAAACCCACCGATTTCAACGAACGCAAACAGCAGGAAGAAGCCATACGTCAGCAAAGGGCGTACGCCAGCGCGGAGATTCACCATCCATTGACTGGCACCCTGCCCTATAGCAATGTCGTGTGCGTACAGTGCAGCCCGTTCTGATGCCTCTGCCTCAATGGCTTGACCCTCTACCCTAATCTCTTCCACCCTTTGCTGGGCCTCAAAGCCAGCCTTGCGGAGTTCCAGTTCACGCTCAGTCTGGAGCTTTGCCATCGTAAGTTCATGGCTCTTGTCGGCACGGTCTTGAAAGAACCCAAGCAGCTTGGGTAAGCCACCAGCAAGGAAACTGATCAGCGTTGAAAATAGAGTTAGCATTTCTTTTCGTCCTCTTCGTCGTGAGACAGTTTTACGCCAGCCAACAGGCCAATGAACCCACCGACAATGGTTTGAAACGCTGGGCTAATCAGTTCAAAAATCTTTGTGTTGTCCACCTTCTCGTCAAACAACCCAATCATCAGCACCGCTACCATGCCCATAACGACGATGCACAGGGTGAAGCTGACCATCAAAGTTACTGCAAAAGTGAGTTTGGCTTTCATTTGTCCCGCCTATTCCACATTTCAAATAGAGCCTTGACTTTCTCTTCTAGTACCGCCACGCGCAGGTCTAGCTTTGCCAAGACGATAATCAGAGTGATCAGCGCCAGCAGGATCGGCCATGCTTTGGACAGGACTTCAAATAAATCCACTTCATCGTCCAAAGGTCAGAGAGGCGTAGACGATAGCGGACATGGAGACGATCAAGACACCCGTGGTCTTCATAATCACGCCCTCAAGCCTTTTGAGCCGCGCATTGATCTGTGCATACCGTTCTGCACAAACGGCCTCGTGGCTCGTCAATCGGATGTCAATATCGCTCATGGTGCGTCCGGCCATGTGATTGTCCAAGGGAATCCAGCCTGTGCAGTAATATCGCGCAGTGCTTGGCGGTAGGTTGCCCATGCTGCTTTATCCGCAGTGCTGTCGGCAATCTGAGTCCAGTCAGAGTCCGACAAACGCTTTGTCCGGTCATCCCGTACAGACTTGGCTTGCTCTGCGTCTTTCATGGCCTTGTATGCAGCCTCTTGTTCGGCAGCAGTTGTCTCGCCGTCTGTGAAGACAGGCCCAGCGATGTACTTGGTGTACCACTTGCCGTCGAGTTGTTCAACCCCACTACGCTGGCTGAATTGGTACGGCGGGGTGGTTGTGGCTTGTGGGCCTTCCAGCACGATGTCGCCACCGTATTGGTTGATAAATTCCTCGGTCAGCGGTGTACCAAAAACGGCACCCTGCGTCTGGGCGTAAGTACGGAACTCGTTGTCAAATACAACTGAGCCTGATTCTCTGATTCGGATTTCCATGATTTTTCCCTATGCGATAGCCAAGAAGATGTACGTGCCAGCACTCACGTTAATGTCCGCCAGAATTGCTGAGTTCAGCGCAAAGCCTGTTGATACTGTAGTCACTGAGCCAAGCGTAGCGACTTCAGCATTTGCACTGTTCATCCATAAATACGGGTCGGTTAGCACTGTCATGCCACGGGCGGTGTCATACGTGTACCAGTCACCAGTAGCGTCAGTGCGCTTGATGAGTACAAACCTTGCCCCGCCTGTGAAGCCGCAGTTAATGGTCTGGGTTGTGCCGTTGCCTGTGTAGCTGCCTACTTTGGAAACACCGGGGCAGGTGGCGAAGAGGTAGGCAACGTAAGTATCACCACCGCTAGTCGCTGCCGAAAAATCAGTAGAAGTTGGCGCTGAAAAACCCCATTGATAATTGTTGTTTGCCACCGCATCTGAAGTGTTAAGTTTTAAATACTGGTTTGTAGGCGTTCCAGACAATAAACCACAATAAGTAAACCAAGCAAAAGCAGACGACCTTGATTTTATTATTATTAATTGAGGAATAGCTGCTAAATTATGGTTGTATCTAGTAGCAGTATTGCCTGTTGATGTAAAACAAACCACATCAAAGAAGCCGGGGGCGCGTTGAAAGTTGTACAAAATTTCAGGTAAATTTCCGTTGCCAACTATTATTCCCTTAAGGTCAATGCTATTTTGGTCATCCCAACCGTTAACCATATCTAAAAAAGTTACTTCGGCATTTGTCAAAGTGGTTCTTAAAAACCCATTACCTGTTAGTCTAGAACCAATGGGCCAGTTGGATGCGTAGTTTGCTGTTGTTGTTCGTTCCCTTACTAGCGCCATGTCAGAAGGAAATCCAACAGAAATAACTTGTGAACCGCTATTATTTGAGGTGAACGCTGTTGGCAAAAACACCTTAGTCGCATCCGTAGGCACTTTCATCGGGCCACGGCGTATGGCTATGTAAATGATTTCTGTACTAGGGCTTAGAATGTTACTTCCACCACTAAATCCAGTGCTGTTGATTTTGAAGCAGTTTGATGCTGAAATTTCAGCACTAATTAAATTTGGCCTCAATAAAGAATCTACACCATCAGCCGTAGCGCCCCGCATGGTATCAACCATATTCCAGTTTGTGCCGCCATCAGTCCCTTTTGTTATTAAAAATTGCGGCTCATAACCCAATGTGACGCTTCCATTACCACTACCATCAGTAG